AATCCAGTCCATGCGGTTTTAGCTGCTGAGGTTGCACGAGAAGCGAAGTTACTTACTGCTGATGCTGCACTATCAAAGAAACCACCGATTTTACTTGATACCTGTCTTAGGTCTTCGAATCGTGAGGTAACCTTAGATACTGCATCCTTAGCGATATCTCCAAATGCTTGTGCGGTGTTCTTGAATCCTCCGGAGAATGCTGATGAGAAGTTTCTCCCGGCTGATGCGAATAGTTCTTTTGCAGTACCGAACTGTCCGGTACTTAGTGCTCTGAATCCAGCACCAAAGTCATTGTTAGCTTCTCTGAAGAATGAACGTGAAAGTTCTCGATCTAGGTCGGTACCTAGCTTAGATCCAATCTTCGCAGCGGGAACAGCCTTTGAGAGAGATTCCCCCATCTGCTTTCCTGCGTCAGCACCGACCGTTTCGATCTGAGACTTAAGAGCATTCTTGAACTGCTCAATAGAACCTAGTCGAACATCAACATAGGCAACACCGGCTCTAACGTTTGCCATCTACACTCCCTCTGTCAATGATCGTTTTACCAGGCCATAGTTTCTTAGTAATTGGTTTCTGCTTTTTAATTTCCGGTCTAGGGAAAGGTTTTGGTGGAGCAGGAACGCGCTGTGAGTTGGCAGCAATAATATGCCAGTCAACCATACCTAATGCATCTACTACGTTAGCTAGCATCCAGGTATTTACGTTCCATGCTCTTGATGCCCTAGGGACTTCTCCAATATCGTTCAGAGTCTCTGAAGAAATCGGAAGACGTTCTACGAAGTTTCGTAAACGACGAACAGTCATTCTAGGATCATTGATATCCATATTCCAGATATGCAGAAGATCGTACTCTAGAGCCTCGCCATATTTGACATATGTGTCAGCGAGGTTGATTAGTTTCCCGCGCTACCAGCTCCAAGGGTGTTAGCAACTGCTTCTAGAATCTGTCCGAACTCTTCGATGTTGATGTCTAGTTCCATCAGTCTTTCAAAGTCTTCTGGCTCTACTGCAAGCTCAAGTGCAGTAACAGGATTCTCGGAAAGCTGCTTGAAGAACTTGAAGATCTTGAACTTACTTCTTACTCGGTAAGTCTGACCATCATACTCGAAGGTCTTGAATTCGTAGTCTTCATCAGGAGTAACTGCTCTTGCCATCAGGCTTTTTCCTATTCTAGTTAATCTTGGTACGGTACGATACGGTTACGTCAAACACGAACCTTGGGTTCGAGTTGATAGGGTCTGAAATGTCTGCTGGATATGAGCAGGCCACATCAGTTACTACAAAATTAGTACTTGTATAATTAAGTAGCTCCATCACTGCCTTAATAGTATCCATAGAAATATCAAATGCCTCAGGCTTAGACGGAGCGTAAACGTTCACGTCATATCTGACAGAACCGGTTCTGATACGTGCAATGCTTCCACCAGTAGACTGAATGGTAATCCAGACGTTAGGTGCAGTCCAACCGGTTAAGTCTCCTGCTACAGTGTGACCTAGAGTCGTTTGAAGCTGGTCTAGAACTACAGGCAGAAGATCTGGATGCTTGGTAAATTCTCTAGCCATTATCCACCACTCTTATCTAGTGCTCTTCTTAGGAATGCGTATGCTGGGTGAGTAAGGTAATTTCCAGTACCCTTACCGATCTCTGCTACAATGTCAGCACCACCAAACTCGATAGCCTGAGAGCCCTTACGGTTGATAGTTACTCTGCCGTAAATTTCTCTACCATCGAATCCCATAGTCGGGAAGGTTGAATCATGAGCTGACTTTAGAGCGAATGCTCTTGCTTTTACGGTCTGGAAGTCTCCACCCTTGGTGAACTTATTAGCACCCTTAAGCTCAGCGCTAGCTCCAATCCACTCAGAAAGCATTTCGCTCTTGGCGTTCTTAGCTACTTCGTCAGTAACCTTACGAACTAAGTCGTATAGTGGTCTTAGGCTAGATCTAGACTTGTTTGATGCTCTGTAGACGTTCTGATCAAACTCAGGATCAAACTCAAACTTGACTGCCACTATCCCACCACTCTTCTAACAAACATCTCGGTATGGTGATATCGACCAAACAGACGCCAGTCCTGAGCAGGTGAGGTTACTTCCCAAGTTTCTCCTGCATAGATTACTCTATCTTCAGGAAGGATCTGATCCTTAAGTGCAGGATCATCGGTAATAAAGCGTGCACCTTCAGTAGTAGTCTCTCTATCGATATCTTCTTCGAGAGCTAGATAATGCTGGATAGAAGCTCTTCCTGAAGCAACTACAGTTGCATTAGTCCAGTCCTTGACTACTCGGTTATACTGATCAGTAATCGTCTGGGCTCTAGATACCTGAATGATATCTGAATTTAGAATAATAGAAGTGCCCATAGTATCACCTACTGAATGTCGTTATAAGGAGTTAGGATTGGTAGGGTAGCAATTCTCATTCTCTGTCCAGCAAGTCTCATGCTCTTTTCGGTTGCAGAGTACTTAGATAGAACCTTCTGTTCTAGAGTAGAGAAGTTAATGGTTCCAGCTTCTCCACCAATACCAGGATAGGTAACTGAGATTGCACCAACAGTCTCCTGACGAAGACCTGATGGGTTGTACATGATTCGAGAAGCTACACCATAAACTACAGCCTTGATATCTCCTGGAATGGTTGAGTATCCATGTGAATAAACAACATCTACAACCTGGTTAGGCTGAAGCCCATAGATAGTGCATAGACCATCCCAAGCAGCATAGGTTAGAATGTCAGTGCTTCCTACGTCGTAGACAGTTACATCAGAAATAGGCTTAGCATTAAGTTCAATCATCCCATAACCATCAGCCTGAACTCTGATTTCCTCATCTTCAGTAAGAGAGAATGAAACACCAGTCTCAGATTCAATAACAGCAGAGACAGTAGCAATAATTGCCTCAGCCTGGTTTACTTCAGTATCGGTGAAGGTTCTACCCATAAAAGCTTCTAGTTCTTCTACGGTAATTAGTCCCATTAGAAATTCCTTACTCTAATTAGTTCTGGGATAAATTGATCTAGCGTTGCAAGCTGGGTTTCACGTAGGTCTGCTAGTTCCTTAGATCTGGCTAGAGCTAGCTTGCTCTGCTTGCCGTATTTAGCAGGCTTCAGAAGGTCTCTGAGGGCCGTTTCCCATCCGTCGTAGTCCTCCCTATCAACGAACGTTCCTGAGGCTCCTAGGGACTCTCTGAGCCCTGGCGTTGGGCTGGCGATAGTAGGGATTCCAGAGGCAAGAGCCTCAACCCCAACACGACCAAAACTTTCGTACTTAGAAGGCATGAGGATAACCTTGGTTTCAGAATATACTTTGTTCATATCTGAACTGTGTTCAAGAATAGTGACGTTTGGTAAATCCTGAACAACCTGTTCTCCATAGCCACCCTTAACTCCTAAGAACTGCTGGTTTGGGAATCGTCTTGCGAGTTCGTAGAAGACTGCTGCTCCCTTGTCTGCCCAGAGGTTGACAAGTGTAATAGATTTTCCTCTAGTTGTCTTGTACTTTCCGGGATCGACAGGAGGATTAAGGACCATCTTCGGTTTGGTAAAATCTCTGAAACCTTCTTCATTAGCAATCCATTCGGTATTGATAATCAGCGCATCTGCATTCTGCATCCAGCCAACGGTTAATGGATGAGTATTGTGAACCAGATGAATCGTAGGAATCTTGTAAGCATTAGAAAGTAGATGAGTTCTTTCAGCACATTCAAGGTGAGAAATAGTTACATCTGCTTTAGGTAGGTAATGAAGAAGAGTTCTTTTATCTACTGAAGGAAAAACGTTGACTCCATCAATAACATAAGGAGCAATCTCTTCAACAACTCTCATGGTATTGAAGTCGAGTCTTCCTGGCTTTAAAACTACGTTGGCTTCCCATCCATGTTCAACAAGATGGCTTAGAATATCGTGCAGAGTAGTTTCTGCACCTGCATTGTGAGTAGGGACGTAAGCGTGAACGTAGGCTACAATCGTAGGCATTAAACTGATCCTTGCGGTTCATGGTTGGAAGTGGTATAGTCGAGTCATGGATGACGTGACTCGTGTTGATGGCCCTGACGGTACAAATATCATTTCTATGGATCATATTACCGTGGATGGAATCCATAGCAATCGTGGTGACTGGATGTGGGTCGGTAATATGATTACTATCAAGAACGATGTTCATAGTGTTGAAATTGAACTTGCGGACAAGAATGGTGGATATCTCGATGATCAGTACGATATTGATGCTGATGGCGTTTTCTGGGATGCTCCGCACATTACTGAACCGTATGCTCACGGAGAAATCGACGAAGAGATGTACCTAAAGTACGGTACCGTAATCGGCGTCAATCATCCAAGGTATCACGAGATCAAGGGAGACTTTAAGTCTGTATATGGTTCCTGATACAGAAAAAGCCCCCTGCCTTTCGGCAGGGGGTTCTCTTGTTATGAGTTTAGGGCAATGAATTCTGGATCGTTAGTAATACGGAATCCCATCTGATCGATAGAAGATCCCAGTACGTTAACGGTCACTCCCCACATAGTTCCATCTGCGTTGCTATGGGTTACGTCGTCACGGTCTCCAATTTCAGCAACAGGAATCGCATAACGAGTGATGACAGAGCCATCTTCGATTTCGATAACCATTGCTCTCTGAATAGTCTGTGGCCACGCTAGAATATCAGTAGTTGCCACACCTGAAGCTACGGAAGTATCAGCACCACCATAGTACAGGTCTAGAACTAGAGGTGAAGTTTCTAGCATTGCGAACTGGAAAGTCCACTCCACATCAGTAGTTAGAGAACGAATACCAACAGGTCTCTGCCAAGCCTTAAGACGTTCAGTCGTAATCTTAAGTGACTCGGTAAGTGCATCCTCAGAGATAAACCCTACACTCTTGAATGCAGCATTCAGAGAAGTGGTTACATCAGTCGGTAGGGTAGTTCCCTTTGGAGCAACATAAACAGTACCAGTAACACCAACGCGAACGGCATCCTCGTTATAAGTAGCCATGAATTATCTCCGTTCGTCTGGTTTATTGATTAGCTACCAACAGTGTTGTTAGTAGTTAGCAGTGAGAACGGGCTACGGCTTGAGGCAGTAGAGTTCAGGTTGGTTACAGGGTTCGCAACTGCAAATCCGAAACGTCCAACAACACGCATAATCTTTGAGTCCTGCTGCATTGCGTTGAATACAACGTTACCAGAGTCGTCAGAGATAATTGCATCAGTGTGCATGGTAAAGGTCATGTCCTGACGAACACCCATGATTGCCTTTGACCAGTCTCCACCAATTAGAGATACGTTGTTGTTCCATGCGCCGTTACGCTGCTCAACAAAAGGAACACCGTAAAGACCCTGACGGTTGTCACCAACAAGACCAGTGTAAATAGGTGCACCAGTAGTGTCACGCATACCAACTAGACGCCAGTTGAAACCAGGCTGAGCGGCGAATCCGTCTAGGCTGAATCCGTCGTTTGCTAGCTGAAGACCCATCATTGCTACATCAACTGCTAGGTCTGACTGAGAAGTTCCGGTAACAGTAGTACCAGAAGCAACCATACCAGGGTTCTGGCCAACCTCAACGTAGTTACCCGCTGCTGCTGCCTGAGCGTAAACTGAAGTGCTCCAAGATGCAGGCTTGTTAACTCCCCAAAGCGCTGCGTTGTCGATAACCTTACCGAATGCCTGTGCGATAAGAGGACGAACCTCTGACCAGATCGGAACGAAAGAGTCATCAATGAACTCGTCAGGAACAACCACAAGAACCGCTAGAGGCTCTGCGGTAAGAGTGATCTGCTCCCACTCAACTGAAGAAGTCTGCTTTAGACCAGTGTCACCGTTAACCCAGTATGCGTTAGGCAGAACGTCGAGAACAGGCTGACGGTAGCTCTTGCTGCTCATACGAACAGTTCTAGCTAGGTTCATAACAACTGACGAAGCAGTTGCTGCCTGGATAACTTCCTGCGAAACTTCCTGAGGAAGTTCAATCGCTGGGTTGGTGGCACGGTCAATGACGTTATTATAAGCCATTTGTGTGTCTCCCAATTAGATTAATTTATTTACCACGGATAAGTGAATCCATGAATGATACGGTTGTAGGCTGTCCACCCTTTCCGGGTGCAGTTCCACGATTACCGGCTAGGAGGTCTACAGGTCTCTGAGAGGTTCCCGCATCCTGCTTAGTTCCTAGTCGTTCTGCAAGTCGCTTCATGTTCTCTTCGTCTCCAACTAGGAGATCTAGATCTTCATCGGCAACGTTAAACTGCTTAGCAATCTTGGATCTGGTAACTTCAAGTTCCTTTTCCGCGATCTTTCTGTCACGTTCGGCTACAGCATCCTGTAGCTTCTGAAGTTCAGTCTTCTGTGACTCTTCATATTCTGCCCACTTCTTTGCTGCTTCTTCCTGCTCTCGCAGGGCAACACGTCTAGAGGCAGCTTCAGAACGAACCTTCTTAAGCTCAGCAAGAGCCTGATCTAGAGTCATCGTGGTCTGAGAGTTCTCAGTACCATTTTCACCCTGGTTCGGTTCAGTAACTACAGTTTCGGTAGTCTCGCCGTTTGGCTGTGACATTTCTTAATCCTCCTGGGATAAATCTTATAAAATGGTGTGGTGCTGTCCAACTACTGCAAGAGTGGGACCAAATTCCCCATGCTCATAAGTAGTCATAATTTTTCGGTAATCAATAGTGCGCGCATCACGTGCTGAAACACCGAATTGTCTTTCAACTGCCTTATGGATTTCTTCAAGAAAACCAGGATCTACAACCTGGGGTGCGTTCTGGTCTCCAATAATAGGAGCTACACGACAGTCACAACCAGGATGAATAGGCATTAAGTCGAACTTGTGATACCGCTGGGTACTAGCTACAAGGCACAGGGCACAAGTATAAGTTCCGGTTGGAACTCTTCTAAAACCAACAACATCATTTCGTCCCGATAATAATGTCCTTGAAGTGTGAGTGTGTGATAACTGTAAATCAGTTTCTACTAATTGTCTAAGGCGCTGAGCGCCGAACTGAACAGCATCATCAAAAGTCTGTCCCTTAGATAGGGCAGTCCACACTTCCTTGAACGGTCTTGAGTAAACCTCAGAAGGAGCTACACCATTACGAAGTGCAGCCCCAGTAACATCAGTTAAGTCTGGTAACTGAATAGATTCACCATCTAAACCTAGAAGCTGCATCTGAAGCTGCATGTAAGTAGTAGTAGCAACGGCACTAGTTTCCTGACCAGCCTGAACTAGCGGTAAAGCTAAATCAAGGAAGTCCTTCATGTCGCTGTCCCTATAGCTATTCATGCCAAACCAGGTAGCATAAAGCTGCTGAACGATAGACGCACGAAGTGCGGCAAATAACCTGGTAAAGTCAAATGCCACACCCGTACTAACGTCACGTGTTAAAGTAGGAGCGGTCACGATTATGCTCCACTTCTAGTTGGCTGAGTTTGCTTAGTTCCACTCTGCTGCTGGGTAGGTGGTCTCTGATTTCCCTGAGTATTCGGGTTGTTTGGTGCCATAGAAGTCATTGCTGCCTGCATCATAGCCTGTCTCATTTCCTGCTGACGAAGAAGCTGCATGTTTCTCTGGATCTGTGCAGGAGTTAGACCTAGACGCTCTAGAGCGATCTCCTGAGCAACACCAACCTGAGTTTCCTTTAGGATTGCATCTGCAAGTTCTGCACGAGAACGTGACTCAGGATCTGCCCAAATAGTTTCAGCAAGTA